CTGACTTGTGCCAGAGTTGCGCCAGGAGTTTTGAGTGCTGCGGAATCGTCATCTGGACGATAATTTTCGGGAGTAGGACCGCCGAGATCTTCAACTGGAATACCAGCCGAAGGCATTGGCTCAGCAGGTGCAGCCCCTTTGGTTACTACGTTTTCCATTTCTTGTAAATTGCTACCAACGGACATTTTTGTTTAGATTCTTGTATAATCTATATTTATTTATAAATTAAAGATTTGAGAGGAATTCATTGAATAAATTCAACTTATGTTCCTCTAAAATTTTCTGATCAACTAGAGTATTAATTCTTCTTTGAGTTCTTTCTGCGAGTTGTTCACGAAGAATTCCTCCTTCCCAAACCCACTCTTTACCTTCCATAATTCCCTGAACAAAAGCATCAGGAGCAGAAGGATCGGCAACGATATCAGCAGCAGTCGCTAACATAAAATCTTCGCCAACAATTTTATGACCTTCATTAGTCATTTTCAGTGATCCGACACCACGAGAAGAAACGCCAAGCATTACTCCTTCACTAATGAGAGATTTTGCAATCTTACCCATTGGTGTTTCTAGAAGTTGTGCTTTGCCGATGAAATTATTACCATCTTTGTAAAGTTCACAAATTTTGTGTGATACTCTATCAAGATTTACGGTAGGTCCATCGGGGTGACCGAGTTCACCAAGAGCACGACCTTTTTGAACAAAGTTTTCGTTGTAACGATTTACCTCTCTTTCCATAATAGAAAGAGGATACATTCTACCGTTACGATTAACTTGCTCTGCTTGTAAGAAAATTCCCTTAATATAGGACTTCTTAGCAGCACCCTTACCTTCGGTAATAAATTCTACTTTTGAGATTTCTTCTGTGATGAGTTTCATTGTTTTAATTTGTGAATCCTACTTTTGCTCCCAAAACAGCAGCATTCGCCGCATATACACAATGTGATGGTAATTTTTCCAAAAGTTCAGTTTGTAGTCGAGGTAGAGTGAAAGAACCAATAACGGTTCCACCCTGGGTTTCAACTACTGTAACTAAATGCTCCGCTGATGCTGAAGTATTAACCAATCGTACAACTGTTGCCGAAGTAAAACTTGTCGCTGTGCCAGTTGTAGTTGGAAGTGCTGCTTCCGCTCCAAGAACTTTGATTCTATTGGCCATTATTCTTGATCCTCTGTTTCTTCTGTTTCACTTTCACCAAACATAGACGATGCTACATATGGTTTTGCAAGTTCAACTCTTTCTGCTGCTTTTGAATAAAGAATATCGTGAATTCTGTCACGAACATCCGACGCAGCCGCATCGGTTGCAATCAAATCGATAAGATCTTCCATAAAATTGTTTTATTAATTATAAATTTATTTATATCTCAGCCTTTTTAGCATCTTTTTGCATTTGGGCATCAGTTACACTTGCTTGTGCATCAAGACCTGGCTCTGTCGGAACTTCACCCATTCCCATTGCATCTTGACCCATCCCTGCCATACCATTACCTTCTGCTCCTGCTTGTGGTAATGGTGCTCCAGTAATTGGATCAATTGTTGAAGGATCTGGAAGAATACCTTTTTGAATTTCATCTTCAATCTGCTCATCAATCTCAATGATTTCTGCATCAGTTTGGCGAAGAATTCTCTTTCTTACATATTCTGTTGAGAAATATTTTCCAATATAAGGTTCAATAGTTGCAAGTGTTCCTAAGCGTCCATTAAGAAGTTCTGATTCTTTTAATTCTGCAAATTGATTGTCATATAGGAAATCATATTGAATATGATCTGCCATCAGGTCCCAATCCTCGGGACTGACAATATTTTTTAGAATCAATTGAGTTTTCAACATATCATTGAACATCTGAGCAAATCTCTTTCTCAGACGACCAACAAATTTCGAAAATTTAAGTTCATCTCTCAAAATCTCAGATGATCTTCCGAGATTAAATCCATCACCACTTCCCGCAATTCTTGATTCTGGAACTCCAAGTGCTCTATAAAGTTTTTTCTGGAAATATTCAATATCGGAAAGTTCTCCAAGATTTTGACCACCAGGAAGAGTGGTGATTTCTGTTCCACGACCACCTTCTCTTCTTGGAAGCCAAAAATCTTCCATCATTGACATAAATTTACGATCATCACGAACTTCACCAGTGTTCGCATCATAAACTAGTTTATTTCTATAACGAGACATAACCTCTTTGAGGTATTGTTCTGCCTTTACCTTTGGAAGATTGCCAACATCAATATAGAAAATTCTACGCTCTGGTGCTCTCGATAAACGATAGATAACCAAAGAATCTTCAATCATTCTCAATTGATTGAGTGCCTTGATTGCTTTATGAAGATAAGAAAGAACAGTATTTTTGTTTCTGTCTACAAGACCAGAAGTGCAATATACAATTGAGTCTTTTGCTATCTTGACAGATTTTCCTGCACCTCCAGCACCAGAAAGCATTCCAGTTGGATAGTTTGGTGTTGGTGTATATAAGAAATATTCTTCAAACTCTGGACTATTTGGTAAAGAATTTTCTGTATTTTTTAAATTTACCCTTGCATAAGGATCTTTACCTTTCTTTTCTTGCCTAACATATCTCATCTTCATTGGGTCAATATATCTCAAATCCTGAATACCTGCTTGAGGATTTTTGAGATCAATAACTTTTAAATAATAAATTCTTCCATCAATATACCAATTTCTAAAAATTTCATGGCACTTTCTATCAAAGTCCATGATTTCTTTTAGATATCTAAACTCTTCTCTTATTTTCTTTTTGAGAGACTCGCTAGCATTTAAATTTGAAAGTTCGATCTCTACAGGTGAATCGTAGAGATCACTAACGAGTGCTTCATTTACAACATCTTCAATGGCACCATCACACTCTGGGTGAAGTGCCATTTCTCTATATCTTTTGATTAAATCATGTTCAGTTCGATAAACCCCCTCAATATCAATATATTGACCATAAAATCCACTAGCAATATAATTATCAACCCCGTCCTCATTAGTTTGAGGAACGGGGGATACTATTGATGGGGATTGGTTTTTGTTGCTATCAATAGAAAAACCAAAAAGTTTTGCCATAGTATAATCTTTTGACTCTTTATTTTATTATTTAGTTAATATCCTCACCACCAGCATTTGTGCCAGTGCCTTTAATTGCTTCCCACCATTGAACTTGAAGTTCAACAGTGAACTCTTCAATTCCCTGGGAATCATAAGAGAGTTCAATGGGTGCAACCTGAGTTGGGAATACATCGTAGAAACGATAGGATCTTAGTGCAGATCCATCACGGTCAAGTTGGTAAACATAAGCATCAGATTGATAATCTGCTGGGTTTGTAAGACCAGTATTGTCGGATACTCTGTTAATAACATTCATCCATCTTTCAAAAGCAGAACGAATGGAGAAGTCAGTATCGTTAATAACAGTAACTGTCCAAGAATCGAAGGTTCTATCGCCTGCGATTTTTAGAACTCTTCCTCTGAAAGGAACTTCAATCTGAGCAACATTAGATGCTGGCAAGTTTGCACCCTTTACTAAGAATCTTGATTTATCAAGAACATCGGTACTTGGTTGTGCAGCATCTGGGAAAGTGAGAACAACCTCAAAGAGATTGGCACGAGCACCACCACCAGTAAGCTTACTCTTGAAGTCGGTAATCTTTCTTAGTGGGGGTGGATTAATTTGATTTCTAGCTGGCATGGTTTTTAACCTCTAGTGAATTAAACGGAACCGATTACTTCTTCAAAAGCAACACCAGTTCTGGTGGCAATGAAGGTCAGACCGATGAAGTTGATCGATCTTGCTGGTTTAATGTAGATATCAGCAACAAACTCATTGTTATCAATAACTGCTGCTGTATTATTTGTTTCGTCACAGATAACAACATAATCATAGATACCTCTCTTAGATTGAACATCGCGGAGGAATGGTTCAATGATATTTACAAAACTTGTTCTAGTGATCTCATCGTTGAACTCAAAGAGGAAATCTTTTGCTGCAGCGGAAATAGCATCTTCAAGGTAGATAAAGAGTCTACGAACATTGATTCTATCAAATGCAGAAGATTTACCAAATCCAGTCTTATCACCGAAAAGTACAATTCCAGCACCAGGCGAGAAGATAACTGGATTGATTCTGTTAGAATACAGAACATCTCTTTGTCTCTTTCCTGGATTATAGGCAAGTTTAACTGCGTTAAGAATTGCACCTCTGGAAGTACCTGCTGGTGAGAACCAAGGGAACTGTTGGATATCAGTTCTGGCACATGTTCCAGCAGTGTCACCATTCAATGGAACATAGCGGAAGGTATCGTTGAAGCGATCATACATGTACTTATAACCACTATCAAATACACCATAAGTTGTTGATGTTACTGGTGAATAGAAACTAACAACATTGTCGGTGATTACATCAATGCTATTAACTGTTACTGTTCCAACAGAAGAATCATTCAAGAATGCTTGTCTGTATGGAGAAACAAATGCAACTGCATCTTTTCTTGCTTCTGCAACAGCAATACACTTGTTAGCAAGTGCTTGTGCCTGTTCCTTAGGATAGTTTGCGGAACCCATCAGAATGAAGTCAACCTCATACTCTTCTGTATTTTCGAACAGAGTTAATCCACTTACAATATCATCGAGTCCAGAATAAAGTGCTCCCGATGTTGCTAAATCAGTTTTTCCACCGTAGTTTGTACCACCTGCAAGAGTATAAGTATTTGATCCTGTTCCTGCGAAAACTACACCAGCAGCATCTTGATCCCAACCAGTGTCGGTATTGAGTTCAAATTGTGCCGCACCATTTCCACTAAATCCAGTTGTAACAACACCAACTGGTTGCGAACCACCAAAAACAAACTGTGAATTTGTTTCTAGATACTTTCTCCAATAAGAAGGACTTCCTACTGAATATTCTGCATCTTTTGCTTTTGATAGATTGAGGTGCTTTTCTAGAATGCTTCCAGCATTTCCTGTGACTGTTCCAAGATCGTCAATCACAACAACATGGACTTCATCAAATCTACCACCTCTTCCAGCAACAAATGCGGAAGTAGATGGTCTATTTGAAATTGCATCCCACTCAATGCTACCTACATTTAGGGTAATACTTTGCTGCTCAAACCAGTCTAATTCGCCAGTGTATGCTCTGGTTGCAAAAGAACTTGATTGACCATTCGTATGAATTGCAACACTTCCAGTATTTGGAAGTGCATAAACACCATTCTGCTGATAATCAACTGCGGTTTCAGTGCCAGCAGCAGAAACTACACTTACCAGTTTGGTTGAAATCTGTGAAGTACCGATTTCTGTAATAACACCCTTGAAATAACCACCAAGCAGTGAAGTAGATCCTGCACCTGGAAGAGTTGTTCCAGTTGGAACTGAAACTGTAAAACCATATCCAACACTAATGTTGGTTGTAGTAATACCAGTTAGGATTTGATCTGCCTTGGCGTCGATTACTGCAACTTTAATGCCATTTCCCCAAGTCCCTGGGTTCTTAGCAGCAAAAGTCACATTAGTGATTGTATTCTCATCGTAACCAAGTTGAACATAATGATCATCACTCTTAATT